GGGGCTTCCTCTTGGACCGGGGCTTCCTCTTGGACCGGGGCTTCCTCTTGGACAGGGGCTTCCTCTTGGACAGGGGCTTCCTCTTGGACAGGGGCTTCTTCGCCTTCTACTTCATTTTTACTTTCAGGCAAATCTATTTTAACCGGTTCATTTTTAGATTCTTTCGCTTCTTCTGTTTCTGTTTCTTCTGTTTCTGCTTCTTCTGCTTCTCCTTCTGCTCCTTCTGTATCATTTACAACACCAGCAAACGCGACTGCAGGTTCTAGCTGTGATTCCTCTACAGGAGGCGCCGGGGCTGGAATTTCAGGTTCTTGTATGCTAAATCCTTCATCTGGGAGTTCAGCAGATGCTTCCATAGGAGGCATAGGAGGTGCCACAGCTTCTGGGGGAGGAACAACGGCTAAAGACTCTGCGGGAGGAGCTTCTACAGCCTCGGCAACTTGAAGAGCAACAGGTGGCTCAGCAGAAGGCGCAATAGATACAGTTTCGTCCACAACGGGCCTTTCTTCAGCAACTTGAAGAGCAACAGGTAGCTCCGCAGGAGGAGGCGCAATAGATACAGTAGCGGTATTAAAAGAAGGATTTGTAGATTCAATCGGAACTTGTAATTGGTCAATCTTCTTTATGGAGCTTCCAGCAAGGTCCATTTGTTCCATTTGTTTTGATAAATCAATCGGAAGAGTATTTACATGATGAGTTGGCCGACCTTCTAAATCAATAACCAAATCAGGTCCATCACCCCAAAGTAAAATAATATCCTCCTTATTTTGACCCATGGGATTAAAATATGAATTTACAACTACAGACCCTGTTACTGATGTTGTAATCAGTGCTAAACGACAGTTTGCTATCAGAGCAAGAGCAAAGAAATCATAAGGTGAACTACGCCATCCTCCAGCAATTATATCTGCTGGAACTCGTATCTTTTCTTGCTTGCCCTTTACTTGCGTGTATATAGATTCAATTGTTGGATTTTGTTTTTGTTGAAAAGTACTAAAAAGATATACAAGACCAAGAACTAGTTTATCAGCCTGCGCGTTAGAAACAACTGAAAATTTCTTATACCGGTCCTTAAATGATAAAGGTAAATCTAGGTGATATGCTTTTCCTTCTAAGCGTGTCATTGATTGAACTAGCGACGAGGATTCGTCAATTTGACCACCGAGAACTGCTTTGAGTATCTCCATTGTGGTTGGTTGCTCTTCCGCAAATTGTAGACCCTGCGTATATTTTGTTTTATGTATTTTCCCAACTTGGCTATCAATTGAGAATGTATCTGTTGTAATTATTTCCGTCGCAGTTTCAACCGTTCCCGATAAAGGACGAACGCGACTGACCTGCGCTGTATCTATTTCAGCAAATGCCCATGGATTGCGGAGAATCTCATCTGTTAAACGAGCAGTTATATTTGCGGTAGAGGGTACATGTAACATACAGCGACCATCGGACCAAGAAGCAATTCCCGGTGGACAATCTTCAGGTTTAGTTAAAGGATTTCCAATATTTTTACGAATACGCGGAAGATCCTTGAGTGTTTCAGTATACGGTGTTTCTTTAATAAATTGATAAACAACAGAATATAAGATTGTATCTACACGTTTGCGACGTTCATAAAGAGGCAGATTTCTAGCATCGCGTAGAGCCTTAAGTTGTATAAGAACACGAGCTCCTTCGTCATCCCGTTTGAAATGGTTTGCTAGAATTAAGCGTAGATATTGGTAGACTTCATTGATAAAACCATCTTCAGATTCTATTCTAGAAGCCGAGTTGAGAACAGCGGGCAATGGTGAAAGTTGTTCATCTAAATCCCACGGGAAGTCCGTTACAGGTTGAACTTCCAATCCCGCAGAATCCTGTGTTGGATCAATTGGTAAGATTACACCACTTTTTAGGAGGATGGCAACATATTTTGCTGGCTGCTCTTCCGATGAAATAAGAATTTTAACAATTTGTAAACCCTCTAAATTAAAGAATTTATTATCATTATAAAACGTTTGTATTTCACCTAGAGATGGAGCGGGTAGCAATGCTTTACTTTCATAGAATCGCGGCCATTGATGGGTACTCGTTCCATCATCGCGGGCTGGAACAAAGAAACGTCTATTCTCTTTATTCTCAAAAATAAAACCAACGAAACGATTACTGCGTTCGCGCACTATTCCACGCGGCTCAACAGAAGTGGAACGGCAGTGCTTGAGAATATCACTGATTGTAGGAATAGATGCGGCTTCATCTGATTTAGCGGGCGACCACGTATACGGTGGTGTTTGAAGACGACCGCATCCAACACCCTTCTTCTTAATTTCAAGAATCCATTTATGAATTGCGGCACTGCTTGATTGACCTAATTTTCCGTAAAGATCTGTAGAATCAAATGATGTGATAGCCTTATCGGTTCCAGCATAGAGAATCAAAGGCTCCCATATGCTATATTTACTGTCATGAATTACAAAGACAGGTGTGGGCTTATCATTTGTGCTCGGAATACCAAAAGCAGGGCATTGGACGGCCCAATCATCGGAATCATTATCCCGAAGAATACGGAAAAGAAGGATACCACGCGTTAAAAGAGCACCGGGCATCATAAGAAGATGCTCAAAGTAGCGAATATCTTTGGGTGTATTTGCATCCCGCACATAATTCATGAAATTCTGATACGCATAGAAGAGTCGTACAAGATTAGCCCGATTTGAACCTTCATTTTGAGCATATCCATTTGCTTCTATGAATTTACGGAAACTATCACCTACAGGTTCTGCGGGTAAGTCGGGGCGCGCAAATTCATGAACTAGAGTGCCATAGTTCGCATCTTCAAACGCATGGATAAAAGCGGGTGTTGTCATTCTCGCAATAACATCATTTAAATTAAATGTTCCTAACCAAAATCCCAGCATACTTAGGAACCGATTGCCCGGTTGCTCAGTATTTTGAAGACCAAAACGAATAAAGACCATTTGCTCACGAGACAGCATCTGCTGAGGGCCAGATTTCTTAATTGCTTTAGCAGAATCTTGTCCGAAAAGAGAATCTATTTGCGGTGGAACTATACCCAGTTCACCCGGCCCTAGTGGATATTTGCCAACTGATTTAATATATTTAGAGGGAAGACTGCTGAGGATTTTATTAATTTCTACAAGAGGAACAACACCCCGAGTTTGTCTAGCCTTTGCTTCTTCTTGTGCGGCAAGTTGACTGGGCTGTAGTTGTTCGGGTTCTTGCTCGGGCTGAATTGAAACTTTATCATATGAACGTGTTGTATCTACTAATTTATCTTCCTTCGTTTTTATTCCGCAGCAGGGTAGAGGATAATTATCGGGATGTTTTGATTTGCTTTGAAATCCAATATATTTCTTAAAACCATTATCCGTTTTCCGTTCAAGAACAGTTTGACCGGGTGAAGGTGAAGAACCTGTTATCTTTTTACCACCGCATAAGGGGCACTCATGCTTTGCTTCAAACTCCGATTCAATAAGAGGAATATCATCGCGTAGACACCAGTATAGAGCGCACATATACCAATTGCGTTTTATTTCAGATCCTGTTCTAAGTGTAACCCATACTGGTCTTGGTGGAGAAAAATTACTATCAAGGTCCCATGATACTTTAGGACCATATCCCAACGGAGGTTTATCATTGAGTTTCCAGCCCTTTGGTTTAGGACCTTCTATAAATGTGATTTTATCTTTATAGATTTCTTTGATACGAGCATATTGTGATTGAGATAAAGAATGAGGCATATCACCGTTGGATGTTTGACATGCTGAAGAATATCCCTTAGACTTTCCCGCACGTTTGTCTTGATATCCAAAGAGGTCGCTATCTAATTGTTTGAGTTTTGTAATATAGAATTTGGAAACATCCTTTTGAACTTCGTCTGAAGAGCTTGCTGTTGGTACAGGTTCGGGGCTTTCAACAGGAGCACGGGATGCTAATATAACAGGTGCGGCTTCGGAGACAACTTCTGCTGAAACAGAACCGATGGCTGCTGCTGCTTCTTCACCTCCCTCTTGATCTGCCTCTTGTTCTCCCTCTTGTTCGCCGTCACCTTCTAAGAAGTTCAAAAAATCTAAATTTCCGGCATCTACTGTTGCGGATGCTGTTGCGGATGCTGCGCGTGTTTGCGCATCAGATGACTCTGTTACAACAGTCGCATCTTCCTTTTTAATAGACGCAACAGCTTCTAAAACAGCAGGTGCTTCAGATTTTACTTCAGTCTTTTCAAGCAGAACAATTGCTAGACCTGTCATAATACGTCGGAGATTTTCACCCGCCCCCGGTGATAATAAATTTGCGATTTCAATTTCATACGAGGGGTGATTATTGCGGATTGTTATAATAACACCATCATGATGTAATGGAACTGCCTCCGCCCCCTTACCTTGAGCAACTGTTTCCTGCTTTCCCTTATTTTCCAGAAAATGTTGAAAAATAGCTAGTGCTTCCTTGGGTGATTTACTAAAACGGCTTTGAATTTTTTCAGTAAAAAAGATTGTAGTCTCTTTGAGTGAAAGTTCTTGTTCGGAAAATTCTAAAGCTGCTAAACGTGAAATATAGCCAGTTATACTATTATCTGATTCATAATTGGTTAAAGCTGTATAACGAAGATTAATTACACCAGGTTCACCCTTCTCAAGTTCAAATATATAGGAATAATTACGAAGACGGTCCTTAATTTCTTCAATAGAAGGACGGGGTGAACTTACAAGCGGATGTTCCCATACAAATTTTCCATGTAATTCAAGAAGTTCAAGGGGCGAAGAAGGGGTTTCAATTTGCTCAAATGAATTGGATGTCACAAATTTCTGAAGACCTACAAGACCTTCCTCTATCAAACTGCCTAAGAAAAGGTGGTCTTTGCGGGGTGATTGAATTTCAACACGGGCTGAATTATCAGCAAAGAAAAGAACATCAAATGCGGATCCAGCAGCGATACGATTCCCACGGATAAGAATTTTACCTAGGATGAGTTGCTCCTTTTTACTAACAGGTTCTTTGAGCCAAGCAGTCATGGCATCTGCTGGTATGTAAGCGTTTTTAAGATAGCGTAAGATGGGTTCTTGGTCTCCACGGTCCGAGAAATAACGAATAAAAGGAAGTTCTTGAGAAAGTTTGAGTTCATAAAAAAGGATTTCTAAAGATTCAGGTTTAGGAATAATTGCTGGAATTTTAATTTTTAGTTTTTCAATTGCTCTACAGTAAAGTTCACCAATTCTGCTTCCATGCTTTTTAAGGGAATCTTCAAGGCGCGTTAATTGTTCCTGTCGCGAAGTAATATAGAGTTTACAGATTTTATAGTATTCAGATTCTGTTTCATCCGTATTATATGCTTCTTCAATACTACTAAGTTCAGAAATCCAAGGAAAATAAAGACGAATAAAACCATCAAATAATTGTATATTAATAGCAGTTGGATCAGGTCCTATAATTTCACTTAGACGCCAAATATGAAGAGTTGGTTGCTTTACATAATTTGATCTGAAACTATCCTCAATTGTTGCGTACATATGAAAAGTTGCTGTAGCACCACTACGATTTCCAGCAGAATCCACTAGTTCAGGACGTGGTGCTTGATTTGTTAAAGGATCGGGAAGTTCTGCGGGTAGACTTGATTCAGTTGGCCAGTGAAAATCCATGGGGACAAACTTACCATCTTTTTCATAGGCTAGAAACACAAAATTTGGCGTATAACTTTCAGCACCGCCTACATCAATCCATATCATACGTTTCAAATCCGCAATAGATGTGAAAGGAAACACATTTGTCAATTCATAATTTGCAGTAGTTCCATCACGTAAATGCTCAACATACTCAAGAATACCGTCATTTTCTAAGAAACTGCCAGTAAATTCCATACCTAAGTCTGCTAGGCTCATCCTATCTTCTATCGTCCTTTTATCTCTTCTTATTTAAATCATTAATTGCCGTTTCCTTGTATTTCGGTTGGTCCGTAATACTTATTCCACAGTAAGCCACCGGTTGTTCGGCAAAATTTTGAAATTCATAGATACTAAGTTGTTCTGCCTGTTTTAGAATCCAGGCGAAGTTATTCCAGAAAAGTGGCGTGTGTCCAATTTCACGCGTTCCAATATGTCCAACTTCATGTAATGTCACAAATGTTAGGACATTTACATCAACGAGGTCTTGACTGGAATTCTTCTGTCTCAAGCAGACATGTATTTTTTCACCCTTATTTAGTGTAAAAGATGTATAACTAGAATCGGGCGTAGATTCACTAAATCGTGTAGGATCTGCGTCAAAGTTCTTGAGAATATCAAGTGCAATTTGATTGTCTGTATTTGACTGCTTAAAATGCTTCATTAATCGGAGAATACGACTACGAACTTCGGCTAAGCGATTTGCGGCTTCTAATTTATCAGGTAGGTTGCGAACTAAATAACTATTATCATCTACGGTTGATTTAACATAAGACATTTCAAAGAGTGCCTTTCGTGTATAATATGTAGCCAAAGCTGTTCCTGTAATGGCAACAAGAAACATAAACATATTCTCTTGACTTGACATTCCCTATCCTGTGTGCTTAATTTCAAACAGTTTGACTGTTTTAAATTAGTTGTATAATGTGATGAATGAATAATTTATGAGCCAATTTCCAAAGGCTTGCGATTTACGTCAGGCTCAATCGTGGTCTGGTTCCAGGGACCGACCTGTACCTGCGGGTTAGGCGGGGATGAGCGGAGATCGTGGGAGGCATTGCGGAGGGACTGTCCGATTGTGTCTACGCCAATCTGGTATCCAGCATTGAGGAAGTTCTTGTCCATGATAGAACCGGGTGCCATGGGGTTCGCCTGTACCCACTGGCTGTTAGGATCATTGGGCAGGAGTTCAGACGCCTTGAGCTGCTTCTTGGGGTAGCAGTTTTGCGGCTGCTCAGTGGACTCAAATCCAGACGCAGCCGGGGAAAGACCGCTGCTCGTCTCAACGTAGTTGCCGCTGTAGTTTCCAGACATTTGCTCTACGCCCGCAACATTAGGAACAGGGGGGTTTGCAGTCGGGTATCTAGGCGCGTCAACGAATGTCTCAGGCATTGTAAAATGGTTTCTGGACATCTTGACGAGACCACCGAATGTAGGATCTAAGAAATATACCAGTGCGGCACCCAAGGCAACAATTACAATTGCTAAAAGGATATCACGAGTGTCCATTGCTTCTACTAATAACATAGGGGAGATTTCTTATTAAACCGCAAACATCCAGGATTAAGTGTTTTATCTTTTTGAAGGGCTTCGTACAGGGCTTCGCGCAGGGTGCGGAGGAACTTCAATCTCTTCCTCTTCTTCATAATCATCATCCTCATTATCCGTTAAATCGTAATCCGAAAATGTAGATTCATCATCGTCCAGAGTAAAATTTTCAAAGAAGAAATTGATTTCACGAAAAGCCATTTTCTTGGCAACTTGGGCCTTCAGGCGGGACTCCTTCACACGCTCCTTGGCTGCGAACTTACGGTCCAGATAATTACGATCTTCATGATGATTGAGTTTTACAGGAGCAGAATCAACATCAATATTGATTTCTCGGCTGTCATCAATTTCCTCTAATTCATCATCTTCCGAACCTTGAGTCCAGGGCATGGAAATCTTTGACACTTCATCCACTTGCCAGACAGAAGAGGTCCAGCGCGGAAAAATTCCTTCACCAGAGATTTGAACAGCAGTAAGTGTTTGAGAACCAGAATAGTTTTTGCTAGTATCAGATGGCATTGCAAGATTCTTAGTATCCCAGCCCTTCATTAACTTTGTTAACTGACTCTTTGTTGGAGCAGATGAAAACCAGGAAGTACGCTTTTCGTATAACATATCAATTAAGTGACGGCGTGTTTCCATAACAACCGCTAGCAATTCTTCATCATTCTTCCATTTCCCTCCTTCCCATTTAGTTAGTAGAGCAGGCTTTTGGCTTATTCTAATTAAGAAGCCAGACGCAGTCTTCTCAGGCTCAGAAAGTCTCAATTCCATTCTTGCTGAGCCTTAGATTTTTGGGTGTAGTCTTTACCGCATTGCGTTTTTATGCTGCGATTAATTTCATATTCAGGGTTAAATGGCACAATCAGTACCAAATGAAGGCCGATATAAGCAGGCTTTTGGTACTATGGGAAATCAAATGGTGACAAGTTTATGGGATTATATGCAGGCACCTGAGAATAAAGCACGTCTGGTTAATGTATTAGATCCGTTAATCCAGCATATAATTAAGTCTATATTTCCATACATCGCATTCTCTGCCATTTTATTTGTTTTGTTACTTATTATTGCGGTCCTAACACTTGTTGTAACACTCAAAGCCACTGGTTATAATCCAGTTACTGCGCTCGTTGATGTAATTCCTACAATGGCGACTATTGCGTCTGTTGTCCCTGCTGCGGAAAATATTAGTTCATAAAATCGCATTTTCTAAAGAGATGTCACTTGTAACACAGGAGCCAACAAATCAGCAGCGACTCCAGCAGTCAGTCCGTGCTTGGGTTCATTATGATAATTTGGCAAATACATTTAATAAACAGACTCAAAATGCTCGTGCTCAAAAACAGATTCATGAGAAGGAGATTCAGGATATTTTATTCGCAATGAAACAATCAGAGGCTGTGCTAGAAGTAAATGGTGCTCGTCTTCAATTTCAAAGAAAAGAAACTAAAAGTCACTTATCTTGGTCCTGGCTTCAGGATAATCTACGAACATGGTTCTCATCAGAAACTCGGGGTAAAACAGCTGATGATTTGTTTAAATATTTACAGATGCGGCGTTCCACTAAAATTACCGAAAGTCTTGAAAAGTTATAGACGCTTAAACACTTGTTCTGAAAGATTAATAATAACAAGTTTTACGTTATGGTCGTGAATTTTGATGAATGGTGGTCTTCAGAGGATGTAGATGGATATACTCCTCGTCTATATATTCATTCTTTGATACAAAATGTAGGAAATGCTTATAAGGAAAAAAAGTTTTCATTTATAATGCCTCTAGCAGATATAGAACTACGCGTAACTAAATATTTTTCTTTGCTTTTTAAAATTGTTCATAATAATCTGCAAAAAAAAATAGAAACAAATATTCAAATATCTTTACCCGATGACTGGAGCGAACGAGATGAGAATGAATGGAAAGATGCTTATTGGCATTATTTTGATTCACTCTTTTGGGAACAAGTTATGGGATCTGAAAAGGCATGGGAAAATCGTATTATCAAATGGCGTTATGCTCTGCCCGGGATTTTACAAGATTACACTAAACGTTCTCGTAATAATTTACCGCATATTGAAGAAGATATGTATTCTGATGGAGAATATGAATCATATCAAGAACATGATTAAAAATTTGATTATTTTTAGACGTATTATGATATACCATATCTTAATATGTCAGTTCAGTTTAATCAATCTGCTGTAGAGGCGTGGGTAGCTTTGTGTAATGAGGAAGGAGAACTAAAGAGGCAGGGTGCTTCCGCAGAAGTGCTAGAAGCAATGCGTATTCGTGTAGCAAAGGCTCTTGTTGCTCTCATTCAAGAGGCTCAATCAAGTGCTCTTCTACAGCAGATTTTGGAGGTGCCTGCTACAACAGAGGAAGTAGAAGTGGAAGATCCAATTTAGTAAGTAAATTTGATGAAAGTATTTAGAAGTTAAATACTTAAGGATGGTACAATTTGTATTTTTACGCCACGGAGAGGCTACACATAATAAGGCATTCCATGAGGAAAATCAAAATGAGTCTATATTTACTAATGAAGAGTTTAGGGATGCTCCTCTAACGCCTTTAGGAATTTCACAAGCACGAGCAGTAGGGAAAAAACTTGCTATAGAGTTTGGTTTGGATGGATGGACCGGTATGTGGTGTTCACCTCTTACAAGGGCGATTCAGACTGCTAATGAAATTTATGAGGAAATCAATGTTGATAATTTATATCTTCATGATGATCTTATTGAGGCGCAGGGTAAAAATTATGTATGTAACTATCGTTTAACACGCGATGAAATTGATAAAAAGTATTTCTCTATGTGGGGCACTAAGGATCTAGCAGATGTTCAATCTAGATGGAATAGGTCGGAAAATCCTTATAGAGTACGATACCGTATGTGGATGTTGTGCGCATTTCTATCAGAATTATACAAGGATAAACCAAATCCTCGTATATTGATAGTAAGTCATGCGAATGCAATTCAGGAATTGACAGGAACATATCTTAAGAACTGTGAATATTGTGTTGTTGATGGTCTTGATCTGCGGTTGTTACCTACAGTCACTAACCGCTCCTTACAGTAGGGTGGTCGTTCCTTTCAGTCGGGCGGTCGCTTCGCTAGCCGCTCCACTTGGCCTTGTTCCACGGTAGAACAACCATTGTGTCCAATTGGTCGCGGAATTTTTGTACTTTGCGGTCAAAGTCAATTTCCTCAGGTGTTGCTGGCAGAGCCGCACCATTTTCTGATAAGAGTTCGTCAGTTGCTTTTTTATCAGGACGGATTCCATAGCAATTTACGCCAAATCGGAGGTCGGGGTTATCAAAATGTCCACCATTTATACCAGGCTTTCCGCACGCCCCCTTGTATTGCTCAGAACCATGCTGTAACTTTTCCCATGTTTCCTTCTGCGTAGGATAGACTGCCATCTGACCCTTTACCCAGCCATAATTACACCAGTCGGCGCCCTGTTTATGTGCCTCTTGAACCTGCTCAAATGTTGCTAGTTCCGCACCAAGAGCCTTACATACGGGTAGAGCATCTTCATAGGTATAGATATTACGACTTACATTAAATACTTCACCTCTCGGAGGCATTAATGAATTGCGCAAATCCAAAGGTGAAACTGCCGGAGCATCACGAGAACCGGGGATTCCAGCAGGTAATTCGCTCTTTGACATCGGGGCCTCTTGAGGCGGAGGGGGTATTGTTGCAGTTGCTCCTATTTCAGGCTTTTCATCACCCCATAAATTAATTCCTACTGAACCTTCCTGTCTTTTCTGGATTAAGTCAACTAATGAAGTATAACTGCTGTTTATCGTGTATCCAATATAATGCCAGTAAAGGTAAATTGCGGCTAAGAAAAACAGAACAAGTCCAGCATAAAAAAGATTGGAAGAAAAGAAACTCCAGACAGAGGAACCTGCCTGTGAAGCCGTATTTGATACATTAGATATTCTGTTACGAATGCCGAAATTCGTGGCAGGTGCTGTTGTTGAAGAAAATCCTAGATTAGCACTCATCCTACTTGTGCGAAAGAATATCCATATTGGGTACCCTCTTCTCTGTGGATGGAGTTGTATTAATGGATGAATCAGGACATTGTTCTAGAAGAATCACATATGTATCACCGTTATTTACATGCTCAGTTGGCATCGGGTGAACAGACTCGTCATCATAGCGTAGCCAAGTGTTATCCTCATATCGGCATGATGATACATAATGACCGCCGCCCATAACACCATGATGATCAATGACAGCAGTACAGCGATACTTTGTCTTTGTTGTATCCCGATTACCAATGAACCATGGATCAAGATCAACAGAATTTAGATCAAAGTCAATCTTTGCACGAACCTTATTTCCCCGATTAGTATAGCGCATAATGCTCAATACAATATACTTAGGTAGAATGGAAAGACGACTTGTTTGACTGGCTTCACGCTTCTTACCGCATACATCGCAGTGATAATCTTCAAGAATTTCCTCCTTGAAATAATCCTCTAGGCATTGAATGAGGGTCGGTGCAGGAGTACCGGGCTTATCACCGTTGACAATCGGGAGACTGAGTGATCCCCAAGATTCAAACCGCTCAGAATGATACTGACACGTTTTACAGGTTGTAGCAGTCATCTTCTGTCCATGAAGAGTCTTAATAACAACGGACCACTGCTTCTTATAATGTTGAATCCACTGCTCGTAAGACTTAGTCCAACGGCGCTCCTCAGGAGTTGTCGCAATACCAGTAACTACCATTTCAACCGGATGAGCCAGGCCTTCATGAAGACAATCTAGCATAAAGAGCAGGGCTTCACCCGCATCGGCTTGGCGGTGTTTTACTGCTAGATCATCATAACCAACCTTTGAGGCAATCTCAGTAAGAGTCTGATAGAAACGACCAGGAGCAATTTTTGTATTTATGCTCAAATCAGTGCGCCAAATCGCATTGAAGAATTCACTAATTCCATTAAGCATCGGTGAATACTTATTTGCTGGATTCGCATGATAAACCCATTCTGTGTTCTGGAAATATAGACGAACAGGAGTGATGTATCGCATAAGTTGAAGGGCCGAGTTCAAGAAGCATGTATTTCCAAGATTTGCTAGACCAATCCGTCCATTCGCCTTCATTGCCTGTTCCTTTTGAGATTCCGTATTTTCAGACATTGCCACTCTTCACTTTCAATTTATTCCGGCAAATTGAAGATTCAATTTTTTGTGTGTGCTTAAAAAAAGTTAGTTAAAATAGTTTAATGAACCGAGGAGGGGGAAACCGTAACCGACCCTATGAAAATATACTTTTAAATGATTTACATGAAATAATGCCCGAAGCATTATATGATTCTGATTTATTTAATTCGCCTATTCTTCGTTTTTTCCAGCAGAGGGTCGGACATATGTTTCCGGCCTATCATCGGGAAAGAGGATTGTATTTGCGCGACCAAGCTGATAGTCGGCGGCATGCTTTTAGGTCAACGCGTCTTTCACGCATGCCCAATCCCGTAATACCACCTCCTGTACCTGTTGTTCAGACATATGAATCAAATGTATCAGAGACCTTTTTACGAAGTCTTTTATTATCAATTATGGCTGAGAATGCGGTGCAGCCTTCTATTGCTCCTACTAGCCCACCGCCTATTATAGAATCTGCCAGTGCTACTGCTACTGCTTCTGCGTCATCTTCTACAGAAGAAGAGGATGAATCTGATATGACAGAGGGAGGACGGATTATTAATGCGGCAAGTCCTCTTGATACGGAGGCAGAACCGCATGGAAATAGAAATGTACATCGTATAATTCGGAGAGGACACTCTGGAATTACAGTGACAATTCCCGGAGGGTCAAGATGGTGGGATCCAGTTGCGGTTCGTCCTAGTGCGACTGCATATTCCCGGAATACAATTTTAATGGATTCTAGTGGTGTTCCAGCAGGGACAGTTTGTACAGTTTGTCAATCCGCTCCTGGCGAAGATTTGAGTGGTGTTCTTATAACAGATACTGTATGGCGAAAACTCAGAGGCTGTCAGCACTATTTTCATAAAATATGCGCGGATAGATGGTTTGAGCAGAATATTCATTGTCCAAATTGTCGCGCAGATATACGTACGTTCCATCAACGAGCAGATTCTACAGAGGGGACTGATACACTTAATGTGTAAAAAATGGTATTGAAGAAAAGCCATGAATCTTTTGCTGCTTTTTTAGTACGTTGTGCATCTAAATAAAGATCTTGGATTTGAGAATCTGGTCCACGATATTTATTTATATTTTCTAGCATTGAACCTACTGTATCAAAAGCGGATGCTTCAAATGAAATGACTGGAAGATTGGTCTGATAAATAGTCACTAACATTCTATTTTATATGTATAGAATAGAAATATGTCTTCCGCAATGAACAATAATAATGCGGGAGGTGGAGGTGGAGGTGGAGGTGGAGGTGGAGCTTCTAGAGGTGCGTTAGTCCCTAAACCTGCCTCAGGATTCAAGTGGGTAATTAAGTATGCTAGAGTCAGCAGGGATAATGCTCCTAGGATTGCGGAACTCGTTGCTCAAGGATATCAGCCGGCTCCTGAAACAGGTCCGCGTACGAGACTTGCGGTAAAATCAAATACTGTAACTTACTTTAGAGCGACTCAAGTTCTTAAAAAAATCGCTCAACCCAAAGTTAAGAAGGTCATAATTGATGAGAAAAAAATGTTTAGTATGGCGGATCTAGCATCAGCATTAGAAGATGATGCTAATAATGCAGCTGCTGCTCCAGCTGCTGGTGCTGGTGCTGGTGGAGGCGGCGGACCTGTTGCTGGATGGGGAGGAGAGCAAGAAGGAGAAATTGTAGTACAATCAAATAGCCAGGAATTGGCAAGTGCTTTTGCTGGAATGGGTATGGGTGGAAATAATAACAATGGAATGAGTCGTAGTCGGAAGACACGTAAGGATCGTAAGACACGTGGACGTAGCCGTAAATACCGCCGTTAAAGGTAGGGATGGCTAATAATTTTGGATTTGCGAATTTACCTGAAGCAGAGCCTGAAGAGGAAGAGCCTAATGTTCCTGCTCAAGCAGAAAGACAAAGAGTCTATCAACTTATGAAAGAGTCAACATATCAAAGTCTGCTCCAACGAGGTGTTCCTGTTCAAATGTCCGATCAACCTTCTCAAAGAGGTTTTGTAACCGTCTATATGGATCTAACTCCCGAGCAGAGAAGACAACTTGAAGTTGGGTGGTCTGGGATGCGAACATCTCCCACTTTCTCAAAAAATCTATCTTCATTGGCAGCTAATAGAGGAAGAGGCTATGGTAGTGGGTATGGTACCGGACACGGTTCTGGCGGAGGACAAAGAAATCGTAGCCGTAGCAGAGAACGCAAACCAAACAAAAACAGAAATACTAGAAACAGAAATAGAAACAGAAATGAAAATAGAAATAGAACTCGTAATCTAAGAAATCGGGAAAGAGCAGAACAGAATGCTGCTAGATACGGACATGGTTCAGTCCTACCCGATGCGACGGATGAGCAATTAGCAGACTTATTATCAGGCCTTCGGTTTTGAAGGAAATAGCATAGACCGAATATCCACCTGTCCCGAATGCTTATTCTTCCAATTTGACAAGATTTCTCCGAACAAGAGTTGTTCAGCAATCTTCTGTCGCTTTACAACTAATTTTTCGTCTGTTAGACCCGGCGGAATCATAGACTTTTTGAAACCTGGAAGAGACTCCAAGACAAGAGCAAATACCTGTGCCACCGGCTTTGAAATCTGTCGCTCAATATAATATGAATAATCTGGTGTTAGTTTATTGGCTGTAATGAAAGCCGGTGTCTCAATCTTGTCTCCCTGCAGTGTCGGCTCCGGTTGCCCCTTCGGTGTTGCGATATACACATAACCAATACGCTGCGAAGAGGTTGGCGCATTTCCCGGATCCCGAGCAGCAATTCGGTCAGCCAAGACTTTATGAGCAATGCGCTCCGGATTTGCGTACTCTGCTCGTAGCGATTTCGTAATTGTCAGCTTTGTCATTCCGAACTTTCCAGCAATAAGTTCCTTTGCTAGAACTTTCGTAAATTCAAAGGCTCCAACTACATCATGCTTCTGTAGAATACGGTCAATGATTCCTCCATATATTACTTTTACAATAGGAGCATTATCACGACGCTTCATAACAATACCCATGCTGGTCATTACCGGTTTATCCAAGTCATCCTCATACTTGTTGCCCACATAGCGTTTCTTTGAAAGCAAGCAGAAAGGCCACATAATCTTATCATACTCAAAGTCATGAGGCGGCTTCAAGGCGGATGTACAGAGCTTACCCGCTTCAATCGCCAACGTCTTTACAATCGGTAGCGCATCACGCCCCTTAATTGGCTTTCCTGTAACAGGGTCCCGAACACGAAAGTTAATAAAGACAGAATCTGTATCACCGTAAACATACGTTGCATCACAACGAGGGTCCTTCTTTCCTGAATAACAGTCCTCTACAACTGCCTTCGCATACATTAACTGCTTTCGGCCATAGGCTGTGGTGGATGCAGCCAAGCAGACACGCCGAATCTTAAATGTCTTAGAACCCAACTGACCGTACAATGAGTTAGCTGTAATTTTATAGGCATTCTGCTGGCAGTCTAGCAGACCTTTCTTGAAATCATCCGTCTCCGTCTCAATCAACTTACGGGTTGTCTTACGGGCTTTTAGTAGTTTTTGTAGAATCTTTGGAATAGTTCCCTTCTCCGACCCCGCAAATTGAACATAACGGGAAATCCTTGTCCCCGCCTTTGCCTTTGTTGGATTTTTACGTGTATCTAAGGGGTCCGCTTTCAAGATATCGTATTCAACATTTACATATTTATATCCGGGAAGATTATCATAAGTATCACTGCCTTCTTTCAAGGTGGCTGTTCCATCTTCTGCGTAGTCTTTCACCCAAATTAGCGTATCATGGCTCAAATTCTCCGAGATGATTGTGCTCGGATAAAGAGAAGCAAAATCTAGTGTCGCGATAGGATCATCCAAGTAAATACCCGTCTTCGGCTCTAAGACAATGGCACCTTCATAGGAATCTTCCTCTTCCTCTGCTTCCGAGTCGCCATCCGGTTTCAACTCCAATTCTTCCGCGTCGGGAAATCCTTGGCTCGGCAGAACCTCAATGAGCTGCCCCTCTTTCATACACTCCTTGAAAATCAGTGATTCAATCTTGATTCCCTGTCCGCGCATATAGATGTATCCTGTCGGTACACAGCAAACATCTGCCATGGCTTGAGCATTTCGGAGGGCTTCCAACTTATTGAAGAGATCCATCACCAAGTCACAATCCTGTAAGCAGTATTTTGCTACTACGGAACGATCAGCGGCTGAACCCTTTTGAAGGCGGAAGATATCTTGCGGTGAAACATCGTCTTTTACCATACACCAGAATTCGGGCCGACCATTCTCAAGGATTTCTGCTAGAGGCTGGTTGGACTTTACTGTAATCTCCTTGTCAGTCATTGTAATAACTTCCATCTTGCCACTTAGTTTATCATTCTCAGCGTCTAGAATAACTACATAGCGACCAACACGCAGGCCCTTTGTAGATTTCGTCTGGATTTTGATTATGCCCTTGGTGGGTTCCAGCAGCGCTCCTTTGAGAGCGCCTGCCATAAAATGGGATGAAACTGAATCAAGCGAATAAGACTGGAGATTGAAGTTTCTGCGAATATAGGGAAGCAAATCAATCTGTAGGCGGCCGGGCATTTCAAGAATATAGAAGAAGTTGTCTCCCATTGCACCACTGCTCAAACGTTGCTCTTTGAGGGCTACAGGCTGAGTCTTAAGGCGACTAATATGCTGGGCTAGGCGGGGATCTAGGTGCTTTTCTGAGTTAATATATCCTAGTTCTTCTAGACGTTCCCAGCAGTATCGCTCATCAAAACCAAAGATATTATAGCCAATGAGAATATCGGGGTTAATATCACCGAGTTTTGAGATCCAAGCAGAAAACATTGCGGACTCTCCCGCATCTCCTTGGTCGGCGAATGGAAACGTGTGGATGGGCACTGAAGTGTCCTCGTCTTCCGCATGCTGGACTGGGTCACATGTTCCAAGTGTATAAATCCATTTTTCAGCGGGTTTTCCATTAATCCACATCACCATGCCAATTTGAATTGCTCGGTCTCCCGCAATAGGTGGCAGATTCCGATTTAGAATAGCGGTCAATTCATCAATCTTCTTTTCATTCTTTGCTGTTTGGTCTTTCATGACTGAAAGAATATCGGGAATTTTCTGATTAATAACAGTTAGAGAGACTGACTTTCCAGCAGGAGGAGGTTTCTTAAGTTCAATGAAAGATAGATGGGGTGCGGACTTTCCTTTTAGAGCAATGGCCAACTCTGTGATAATTTCTTCTGCTGGATTTGACCATTTTGCCTCAATGATTTCACGCGCAACCTTTCTGTAATTCTTCTTAGCAACTGGGAAGTCACCGTGACTGGACATACATTCAATATCCCAACTAATGATTTTGAATGGGGCAGCTTCAAGAATAGGTTTTGCTTCAATATCTGCGACACTGGCACGAATATTAATATCGGCTCGTTCAAGTCCTTCATCATTGGGCTCCCAATCACTGACTGAAATCCAACCACTGGGTGAAATGTCACGCGCGTGGAAAAGCCGGAGCATAGGGTCAATGTTTGCTTCATAGATTTTAAGAGGTGGCTTTTTGGGGTCTACAATGTTTGGAAGGAAGTTGGAATCCTTATCAAGAAAGATATTCTTGAGTTTTGTGAAAAGGCTTTTATTAGGAGCACTTAGTTTTAGAACGGGGATTTTTGTATGATTATTGAAATCATAGAGGACTTTGTATTCTTCTTCTTCAATAATAATTTCATTTCGCTTTGCTTTCGGAATCTTCTCATTCTCACGAATTGCGGCTTTTAGTTTATTTATAAAGGATGGACTATTTTCCGGGATACCTACGAAGAAATAGGGGTAAAATCCGGTGATACTAGCACAGACAGTTTTTCCTGCAGATGTCATTCCAAAGATTTGAACGACATATCCAGTGTTTACTCTGAAAGTTTTTCCATTTTCTTCTCTTTCTTCAAAGTGATCTTTTCCATTAAATTCCAGTGCTTGGAAAACAATGTCATCTTCCATGTCGTTTTTGCTGCTTTTCAGTGTTGAAAGTATTGTTTCAAATTTTACGCATTTTTCTTGTTAATGATCTGAGAAACTGGAGAAGCTTTCCTTTTGCCTTTCTTGAGCGCTTGTTAAGCGAACCGCCCCGTTGTTTAACTTCATTCTTAGTTTCGTTTTTTTTGGCTTCGTTTGCTGCTTGGAGACCTTCTGCTTGAACATTTTCAATTAAGTTTGCTGATTGCTCGGCTTTCTCATTGAAGAGTTCTGCGACCGGTTCGGGCGCGGAGAGATTGATTAGAGGTTGCGTCTCATTTACAGAACCTGCTACGGGGGCTGGTACGGGAACAGGGGCGGGAATTGGTTCTAAAGGAGCCTGAGACATTGTAGTCTCAGAAGGCAAGTCTGCTAGATTGATAGATGCCATTGTTGTATTTACGGGAGCAACAGGCGCAGAAGCAACAGGAACAGAAGCAACAGGAACAGAAGCAACAGGAACAGGCTCTACAGCATTTGCGACAACAGTGGAAGCAGGAACAGCTAAATCTAAAGCACCCTGATCATTCTTTCTTGATCCATCTGTCTCACCCAAATTGCGGGGGTTCGTATTAACCTGATTGACCATTTGGACCATTTCCTCTGTAGGAACTACTTCTGTAGGCTCATTATTTGCCTCTTCAACAACAGTTGGGTTCTCATTCGCAATAGCATTTGCTACAGCCGGCTGATTAATGGGTACATTGCTAGCACGAGAAACTTCCTGCTCCATAACTTCAATGTCATTCGCTTGATCAATGCCAACTGCTCTGACTGTTCCATTACGAACTTCTAGCACAGTCGGGACACCTTCAATAGGAACATTCTTTAGCACCTGACTATTCCGTTGGAGTTCAACAGGCATCTTTACCATATTCGCATTTCTGCCCGGAACATTTGCTAGATTATCCCATTTTGGCTCATAGTCCTTACAGTGTCCACACCAATCTGCCTTAATTAAAACAAAAGTCACTTGAGGTTGTAATAGAAGCTTATCCATTTTTTGGACTTCATTCTTAGTATTAATATTCAGATTAGTCGCACGCTCTGTGGGCTGTTGTATTACGTTCTTATTTACTAAACCTTTGAATCCTGTGCGAATGGCATTTACAATCTTCCGGGTACGACTAAACCGATTTTCAAGAGTAGATTTAGTTGTCTTCTTTTTAGTTTGAGGCATCTCTATATTCTTTAGAGAAAATTTACTCTGTTAAAACAGGGATAGATGACAGGAGATATCTTTTTTATATTAATACTTTTATTGTGTATCGGTATACTTCTAATTGTAGGTGTCCGATTGACAACACATGCCACAGAGCAACAGAAAGAAGAAGCGGAACTAAAATGCCCTAGCCGAGCAGAATATAGTTCATTAGGATTAATTACTTCAGAGCCCGGCGGAAAGATTTTTACAAGTCTTGAATCCTACCAGCAATATTATAAGTATCTGGCCTCTATGGGTTTAGAATGCTCATTTGTTTCACCATCCCGGCATGAATCTCTTCTCAAACATTCTCCGGCTAAGGCAACCGAAGTCTCCACTGAAGACGAGCAGACATATGCTCTGACTCCAATTAAGAAGTTAGATGACTATGAATATTCTCGGGTATTTCAGATTGAAAAAGAATCGCGAAATGAACTGGAAAGAACAACAGTAAATGCTCTTACATCACAGCGCCAATTTGACTGGTCTCAATTGCCTTTCAATAGTGAACATCGTACTACAAATGAACAAAATATGTCGGGGCGGCGTCTCGTAGAGGGATTTACACCCACAGTTACAGAACCTTTTTTCCAGGCTATTGCTGGAGATAGTATGGCCCCCCAGGACTTACAGGAATTAGATGAGCGGGAACAGGCAATTCTCCAGCAGTATGCGCCCAAGAATACGGAGGACTTGATGGAGCATGCTACAGATGATGTTCAGGTGCTAATGAAGAAACTCTATGAATCCGACCCGGACTGGGACCCAGTAGTAGAAAAGGTAAGTGGTGGCGAATTTCAAGTGACGAAATTAATCCCGAAGCGAAAGAAGGAAGACGGTCAATTTGCGGATGAGATTGTTCCCACTGTTAAA